CCACTCAGTATATGGTCGCATAGCCTGTATTGTAACCTTATCTTCGTCTGTTTTTCTGCACTTAATAGCAACCTGAGAACCTTTCTTAACCAAATCTTCATATTGCACAAGCTGACTATTCCAAAGAACACCCTCTATGATACCGAAAGTGGAGTAAATATTCACAAAAGCAAATGGTTTTTTATTTCTGTCCTTTTTCTTTTGTACTCTGGAAATAACACCTACAATAACGCAATCATTATCATTCTCAACGGCTTCAAATGCCGTTGTTAAATAGGGAAGTGCTTCTTCAAATGGGTTATTGTGTATAAATATCTGTAATGCTTCAAACTCCCAAAAATCAGCGTTTTCAAGATATTTGTTATTGATTAAAAGAAATTGTTTCAGCCTATCTTCTTGCTGTAGGTCAAACTTTTCTTTCTTTTTCTGATTTACGAGAGTGAGTAACAGATCTTTGTCATAATCATATTTACCATTACCGATACGATATTTTTCAATGTCAATATCATAGTCGATAATAAGTTTGTTATACGTTGGCAACTTAGACAATTCTTTATACTCTAATGATTTATACAACGACTTCAAATACTTTAACAAACAACTCTTTTTATCTTTCGTAGGTATTGCACCTGACTTCATTAAGTTAATAATCTGAGTTTTTGTCAACGTTGTTCTTGACAACAAGTCTTGAAGGTTTTTATACTTGCCGTTCTTCTCACGCTCAGTAACAATCTCTTGGGCTATTCGCTCACCAATGCCTGTAATCGCAGAAAAACCAAACAGCACATTGTTATCGTAAATAGAAAAATCGACTAGCGATTTATTGATATGAGGTGGTAAAACAGTTACTCCAAACTGTTTAGAGTCTACAATGTATTTATTCACCATACCTGCCTTATCCTTATTCAAATTGAACAAGGCTTTGAAAAAATGAACAGGGTAATTTATTTTTAAATAAGCAGTTTGAAAGCATAGAACAGCGTAGCTATAACTATGTGATTTATTGAACAAATAACCACCTTTAGTTTTCAATTCTTCACTAATCGTTTTGGCAATTTCATGAGAATATCCATTGTCAATAATTTCTTGGTACAGCTTTTCTGACTCTTGCTTAACAAGTTCAATATTCTTTTTGCCTATCGCCTTACGGAATAAGTCAGCTCCACCATAGCTTCTGCCACCAAAAGTTCTTACAATATCCAAAAGTTGTTCCTGATAGATCATGCAGCCGTAAGTGCTTTCCAAAATAGGCTTCATGTCAGGGTGTATGTAAGTGACAAGTGAAGGGTCATGTTTACATTTGATAAACTCCTCCAAAGCTCCCATTGAATCAGGTCTATACAATGCTAAAACAGCCGACAAATCTTCCATATTAGTTGCTTGTAGTCTGAGTAGCAAGTCTTTCATACCTGCACTTTCTACCTGAAACACGCCATTCGTTAATGCTTTGTTTAACAGTTCAAATGGACTTCTATCATTTGCAAATTTGGGGTTGTTGATATTTATATCGTACTCAGATAAATGCAAATCACTTTGAATTTCCTGCACCATTTTTAAAGTTTGCACACCCAAAATGTCAAATTTAATGATACCTATTTGTTCGACAAGCCTTTTATCAACTTGAATAACGTGTTCACCGTCAGAGCCTAGTTTCATTGCCATATAATCGCTAATATCGGTATCAACAATACCGACACCGCCTGCATGACAGCTAACCGTTTTAACCCTACCACTTAATTTGCCTGCTATGTCAAGTAACTCACTGTACTCAGGGTGTTCAGATAGGTAGTTTATGTTGTTGTCAATACACTCTTGGAATGTATTGTACGAAAACTTTTTGGATAGTTTATCCATTTCATTATATTTGAAACCTTGTATTTTACCAACATCTTTTATGGCTACAACAGGTGTTATATACGAGAAGTTTATAATCTGACAAACACGATTTTCACCATATTTATCAATGAGATAATTTATTACTGTAGGTCTGTCTGAAACATCGATGTCGAGATCAGGCATTGAAACTCTCTCAGGATTAAGGAACCTTTCAAAAATCAATCCATATTTAATAGGGTTAAGATCAGTTATACCTATTGTATAGCATACAAGACTTCCTGCTCCAGAACCACGTCCTGAACCTATTTTAACCCCATGAGTTTTCGCATAATTTATAAAGTCCCATACAATAATGAAATAACCGTCAAAATTCATTTGATGAATAATGTTCATTTCATAGTCTAGTCGATCTTTCATTATCTTCTGTTCTTCTTTAGAAAGCTTGTCAAAATTTCTAGTTTTCCACCCCTCGTCAATAAGATGTAAAAGAAATTCATTATTAGAGTCATATCCACTTGGTAGGGGGTATGTTGGCAACTGGGGGTCTTGAAAAGGCATATGTACTTCTTCTATCATATCAGCCAAAATATCAGTCTGATTTAAACCTTTTGTAACATTATTTACCCCAATTTGTTTATCCATGGTTGTATGAATTTCTTCTTCACTTTGCAGATAACAACCTTCGTAGCTTTCAGACATTGTTTCAGTGTCGTGAGCTATCTGAACGTGCCTACCCTGATAATATAAATCTTCCTTTGTGGCTGCATGGCTATCTGTAGTAATTATGTATGGAGTGTTTGTTACCTCAGATAGTTTCAAAATCTTTTTATTGTAATTAGCCTGCTCCTCTGATTTGTGAGATTGCATTTCCAAATAGAAATTAGGAAATGCCGATTTGTATTCTTCGATATACTTAACACAAATATTAAAATCACTTTCTTTAGCTAATTTTGAAGCCAAACAAGCAGAACAAATAATTAAATCTTCTGCATACGGAGCAATATCTGAAATCTGTACTCTAGGCTTAAAATAAAAATTTTCAAGATTTGACTTAGTGATAATTTTATTTAAAGCCTTTCTGCCGTTCTCATTTTTTGCGAGAGCGATAAGATGGAAATACTTATTGTTTTTATCTTTTATGGCAGTATCGAAGCACTCATACAGCTCTACGCCATATATCAGCTTAATATCAGGATATTCTTTAGATAGTTGATCGAAATATATCCATGAATATTGGTTGCCATGTTCCGTAACTGCGTATGCTTTAATACCGACTTTTCGGCATTGTTCAAGCATTTCTTTTGGTGTACCATAGCCGTCCAATAACGAGTACATTGTATGGTTATGCAAAGAACTGTACATTACCTTTCAACCTCCTCATATTTCAAAATAACTATTTGTGGAGTAATTACACCCTTGTACTCAGAAACATTTAATTGACATAGAGCATTAATACAAATTTCATCATCATATCCGTTCAAAAAGTCTAATACTTTATCGTCACTAGGATTACAGAACTTGATAATTGCGATATTGTCATCAGTAATGAATTTCCATGTATCTTCATTTTTACCCATGATAACGCCTTGACTATGCTCCAATACTATATTATTAATGACAAATAAAGGCTCTTTAATCCCTGTACCGTAACAATTCTCCAATGATGTAACATCGGAAATCATTCCAATATTAAATTCGCCATAATCAAAACAGAAATCTATTGGCAAAGGATTGTCTGAATCAATATTCTTATTTAAAACTTTAATTGCTTCAGCCACGTTCTCAGCTTTTATCTCAAAACCGAAAGCATTTGCGTGACCCTGACACCAATTAAACAGACCTGTTTTTAGTAACTCAGCCTTTAAATCTGGCACATAGCTATTATCAAAGTTTCTAGCAGACCCTCTATATACATTATTTTCTTCATCTTTGCGGAGTATTAAACAAGGTTTTTTCGCATAACTAGCCATTTTCATGGCTATCAATCCAGAAAATACACTTGGGATATTGTTACCTTTTAAGAATAAAACTGTATTTTTGTCATTAGTTACGCTTTTCCTTAATGTAGGAAGTAACTTTTTCACTTGATTATCCTGTCTTGATTTAGCGTTTTTACAGAATCTTACAACTCTCTGATAAATATTTTCTTTTGTACTTTCAGTTTCACCACGTTTTTTGTATTCAAATTCTTCGTCCTGCTCAATAAACGCTCTGAAAAGCAAGTTCTTTTCTTCCACATCACCGACTCTACACATTGCATTTATCAGGGAAGTAATGCAAAATGCAATAGTATGAGGATTAACCTTGCCTTTCATGGAATAATTTTGAGCATTAATAAATCCTTCAAAGCATTTATTTGTGACGTTATAAAGACCTTTATCAATAAGCCTTTTTGTTTCAAAAGAACGTAAATCCATAATGTCAGAAATATTAGCCAATGCAACAAGGTCAAGGTAGTCATCGGCATAGTCGTTCCAATAATAATCGTCAAGTGCTTGTAGAAATTTATAGACCACTCCTGCACCACATAATTCTTTATTAGAATATTTTGAACTAGATTGGTTATTTACTATAACCGCATATGGATTTGTTCTTTCAACATCATGGTGATCGAGAACAAGTACATCAACACCTTGTTCTGTCAACTGTTTGCATTGTTCAGTATCATTACTTCCTGCATCGGGAATAATCAACAATTTTGTGCTTTCAGGTATTTCTATCTCAGAAGAAATACCATGTTGCTTTCCAGAATGTATCAGATATGTAATATCAATTTCTTTGTTAAGCCGTTTCAGATAAGAATATATTATGGCAGCACTGCATTGACCGTCAACATCGCAATCAACAATAATCGCCATTTTACTATTACTTTTAATGTGTCTATCTAGCATTTGAACCGCTTCATTAATATTATCAAGATTATCATAAGGAATTAATACGTCATCGGTTAAATGAGTGTATTCATTAACATTAGTTATTCCTCTATTAGTAAAAATAGATATTGGAATATGGCAATAATCATTATTGCCTATTATTTTATAATTCATGTTTTGTTGTTTCACTTCCCATTCTTTATAACTTGCGTACATTTGGCAATCAACTGTTTAAACTTATCAGGATTATCTGTTGGACTTTCTTTTTCTTCCAGTAAATTTTCAGTATCAACAATAACACTGATTTGAATACAATCCAGAAATTTGTCAGCTATATCGTTTAACTCGTCTATGGTTACGTCTTTATCAAAGCAAAATATAATATGAGAACTCAGCCTTGTCAGCATATTTATTTGATATTGGCTTATTTTCTTGCCACAAGTTGCTACGCAATTTTTTATTCCCATGTTCCAAAGTTGCATAACACCTTTTTCAGCTTCAACCACATAAACGTAGCCTGTCCGAGCTATATATTTTTCGGATAAATAAAGTCCATATAATAGTCTAGCTCTGTTACAACGCTCCAAATATATATACTTAACTCTTTGCTCTTCTTCTGTCATTTCTTCTTGCTTTAAAAATAGCCTGCCCTTAACACCGACTAATGTTCCCATTTCATCTCTTACAGGAATTGTAATTCGATTGGAAACATCGTCATAACCTATTTCAAACAGCATTTGAGTATCATATGAGATATTATCTTTCAAAAAACAATCATTAACGGCAGGGAAGTAGTATGATAGAACATTTTCCTTAATCGGCTTTAAAGGTTGCATTTCTTCGTAATTAGACTCATCATCTGCCATTTCAGAAATAAATTTCGTGAATTTTAGACTTTCAGGCAAATCGTTATATTCATCTTTATAATAGTTAATACCACACCAATTACAAACTTTACGAACGACTTCGTAAAACGTACAACTGCAAAAAAATTGCACAAGGTCAAAAATATCTATTGTATCTAAACCCGAACTACTATGTATTTCTCGTGTGTAGTCAACTGTTAAAAGACCTTCATTGAGATAAACAGTGATCGCCCCTTGATTATCGCCATCAGGATTGCCACACTGAACATAACCTGCTTTACAGGAAATATGATGACAACCTATTTCGTCAAGTATGACAGGAACATAATTGTTCTCTAGTATCTTTTCTTTGAGGACAGAAATATCCATTTTATCCTCACTTTCTTCTTAGTTCTCCGACTTCATACCAAGTGTTTAGATCCAAGTCAACTTCAAATACAACTTTCTTTTTACAACCAAATCTATTTTTGTCTACATTGCCCACATAATACCTCTTGCCAACTTTAAGTTCGCATTCAACATCTTTGCCCCATTCGGCATCATGCTGAACATAGCGATATTTATGAAAGTCACCAACAGAAATTTCTTTAAACAGTGTCATCGTCCAAATAATATGCTTTAGCTGTTTTGCATTAGCAATATTATTTGAGTTTAGTTCGTCAGGCTTACAAAACTCCGTATCGTCTGTAAGCTGAATTGAGAGATAACCAAACATATTTAGTTGCTTTGCTAAATCAGTGAGTTTTGTTACTGTTGCTTTTAAAGCTGCCCAATCTCCTGTGGCTTGTGTGTCTTGCTTGCAGGTATCGTAAAAGAAGTATTTCGCACCATGAGTTAGATTAGCTTTTCTTATTTCAAATTCAAGCGTTTTGTCATCATAACCGCCAGCCATATCTTTAACGAGAATAAGTTCATTAGTTTCTGTTTCAATCCATTCAGCGATTTTCATTATTTTTACATATTCCTCTGAATTTTCAGCGACCCTTTGAATGTACTCTTGCAAAGTTTCTGTTGGCTCTCCCCAATCGTCTGTTTCCTGATATATGTACTCACCTGACTTATCCTTGTACAAACCAAGTGTTAATTCCTTTTCAGGCTTCTTTAATTTAATGCCGTGTAACTTTTGAAATTCAACATTGTTTATACACGTTGTAATTAAACACTTTCTAAGATCGTCAACGCCCATTTCATTAAGCATGACAAATACTCTTTCATGTTTAACAAGTGTTAAATAGGCAATTATTTTTGTCATAAATCGTGATTTTCCTGCGTTTGAAAGCATTCCCATCGCCATTGTCGAGCCTAATTTACACCCTCTGAATATATCATTTAGAATAGGAAAGGGGAGTGATACACCTAAATCAGGCTTCTCCATACACGCAATAAGTGATTGCTTAATATGGCTATTCAGAATTTCGGCTTCTTGGTTTGTCAAGATCACCGTATGTATTCTATCTGCTTTACCTCTAATTAATCTGTAGATGTCTGAAGCCGTAAACTGTTCAAACTTTTTATGTTGTACAATTTTTGTAATATCAAAGCCATTTCTTTGATACTCTCTCAATAAAGAATACTTTTTAATGATTTCCTGATACTTACCAATATCATCAGTTATAGCAATTTTCATCCAACTGTCAAGAGTTTTCCAACCGCCATACTTTTTATATAAAGAAAGTCTTTCAGGCTCTTCTGAAAAATAAGTTAAAATAGTAGTTTTATTGAAGGTTTGTGTTCTTGTTTTGTAGATTATTTCAGCTGAATCGTAAAAAAAACGAGTGACTTCATCTGAAAAATCGTATTTACTACGGATATATTGTCCGTAATTTACCAGCAAATCAGGCTGTTTGTAAATACAACCCACAAATAGAACTTCGGTAGGAACGTTTGTTATAATATCCATGTTTGTCACCTACCTAAATTTCATCAATGATACTGTCAATATCAAGGCTGTCATTATTTTTATCACGTTCTTTGGGAGACTTTGATGTTGCCATTTTTTCATAATCTATATTAACTTGTTCTTCGCTTTTACCTGTTTTAGCCAATGCCTGTTCTTCTTTCCATTTCAAATAACCATCATATTTAGACAATATAATAGCAAGATCATATGTAATTAACGCTGCACCTTCGATTTTTTTACCTTTACGAGTATTAAACTCGTGTACTTTACGAAGAAATGACATTTTCTTTCGCCACATATCCCATAAGTCTTCGACAGGAACAGGTTTATTCAAATTCTTATAAGTGCCTTTGTACACCTTATCAAGATTTATAAAAAAATATTTTGGCAAGAATGAAATATCATATTGTTTATATAGCCAATCTGTAAATTGTATTCTTGTTTTTTTGTCCTGCTTGTCTTTTTCTATCTGCTCTTTTGTTCTTCTTTTTGCCAAGTATTTCACCGCCTTAATTAGAATAGCTAAATAAGGCAAGTGAGGGAATAACCCTCACCGCTTTATTTATTAAAAAGTTAAATCTTTGAAATGACTTCAAGAACCCTTTCGAGAGTCTTAATATCGGTGATCTTCTTCATTTCTGTTGGTTTAATAGGCAGATTTTCTGCTGAAAGAGCTTCCTTTGCCTTTGTCTTACCGACAGGATTAAGACTTTTCATAACAGCTGAAATCTTATCCAAAAGTTCTGTTGTCTGATTTTCGGCAGAGTTTTCATTTGTTTCAATATTATCAACTGGCTCTCCGACCTTGCCCATAACTTCCTTTGTATAAATATCCTGCTCAATATCGACAGCCTTTGTAAGGTCATTCTTAACAGAAAACTCTTTCTTATCCTTTGTTCTATCAATAATGACCTGCCAATCAACAAGTGACAAATCTTCAACTGTTTCCTTATCGTGTACACCTGTCCTGTCCTTGCTGATATACGCACAGAAATTATTATCCTCATTAATGTACATGACAACAGTTTTAACATTATAGTTCATCTGCTTAAAGCCGTCAGGAATTTTTCTGCCTGTTGCAACGCTGGTAATTTTACCATCGTCACCCTTTACGGAAACCTTTTCGTCTGTTTCTCTTGCGGTCACAATAAAGTGTGCGCCGCAGGACATGAGATCAAGTATCAAATCCTGTCCCTTAAAATTAACTGTCTGATAATCTTTAAGTTCAAGTCCTGCACCTTCAATGGCTACAGTTTTTTCAATGCCAGTAAGTTCATTTTTCTTAGCCTTAACAGTGTTTCTCTTCTTAGAGAACTGTACAAGTGCCTGCTTTGTGGTCAAGTTAAGAATAGTTGTACCGTCAACTACAATAGCATCAGCTCTAAACGGTTCACCATCTCCATCAAGTACAATTTCATCTGTTTCATTGCCCTCATCATCAAGAACATGAAAATCTTCTTTGTTCTTAACCTTATTTATGTATTCTCTTGTTTCACCAAGGGACTGGGTGTACACAATATAAATATTCTCAGTGTTAATGCCGTCAGCTTCAAGTCCACCGATAAAATCATCAATAGAGCCGTTCTCATTATCTATGTAAAGAACTCTAAACGGCTTGCCGTCAGGTCTTTTAAAATAAGCAAGCTGCAATGCAAGTGTTGACTTGCCTGTGCCTTCTTCTCCAAAAAGTATCATCTGAAGCTTACTCTGTGTCTGTGCTGCTTTTCTTGCTCTAGCCATATTTTTTATCTCCTTTTATATTATCGTTTCGTTGTTAATAATAGTGAGTAGTAACAATTTACCACTCATCGTCCTCGTCTGTCAGATCATTATCTGAAACAGAACCCCAATCATTATCATCAGAGCCAAAGTCCTTATTTGCATTTTCGGTAGCCTTTGTCTTTGCGATAGCCTTATCAATGATTTCCTCTGAATAAAGTTCTGTATCTACGCTATCCTTATCAGCTCCAGTAATGAGAAGTATTCTCTTTGTCGGATTGTTCACTCTATCCATAGGGTTGCTTTCGCCCCAACCGTCATCATCATCTTCCTCAATTTCTTCAATATCATGTTCTATCATGATATCGCCAAAGACCTTGAGAGCTGTATATGGCTTGAGTTTTCTTAGAGTGCTTGCAAACTTTGACTTTGACTTGTCAATTACAAATTCCGCATCTTCTATAGAATTATAAGTTACAATCTTTGCAGATACGGTGAAGTTACCCTCATCATTCTTTTCAATACCCATGAATACAATGACCTGTTCAAAATTGCCAGTCACATTAAATTCCTCTGAGTCAAAATCTACGTCCTTACAAAGCGACATTTGTGACGGAACAAATCTTGTCTGGTGTCTATCCTGATAGGTGGAAAACTCATTCTTTCCTCTGACAAACACGGACATACCGTCCTTTGCGTTGTCTGCTATGTACTTACAAGCATCATATTCAACAAGTATCTTCTTGTCGTTTACTTCCTTGCCTGTTGAGTCAGTCACCTTTGTCAAGCCAAGATTAATTCCAATAGGTCTAAAGTCCTTTTTATTAAAAGTAAACCTATCTGCCCACTTTACCTTTTCTGTTGTTGTCTTTCTATCCTTACCCTTGCCCTCGGTCTTAGAGAAGTATACTACGTCTCTTTCCATGCCGTTAATATTTATGTATACAGACTTATTCTTGTCAATTTCAACTCCTACATTAACCATTCTCATTGGTTTGCCTGTAGAGGTTGTCAGTTCTGTATAGAACTTGTCCTTATCACAGCCTGTCAGCTTACCTCTGATCTGAAAACTACCCTTTGTTTCCTGAAGTCCAAGACCCTTATTATTTTTCTTTTCAGCCATTTTTTTATCTCCTT